GTGTCGGCTGTGCCGGTGGTTGATACAATGGCAGGGAGTGCTGCGCTACCCGCGGCAACAGTCGTTATACCCGTTACACCGAGGGTTGAACTAAGAGTAGTCGCGCCCGTTACACCGAGGGTTGAACTAAGAGTAGTCGCGCCCGTTACACCGAGGGTTCCACCCATTGTGGCATTGCCAACGATAGCGGTATGCGCCTCTACGATGTCTGTGCCGTTACACGTTAGTACTACCTTCTTCCCATTGGGGACGAGTATCCCCGTCTGACCCGACACTTTCACGGTTACAGCAAAACCACCGGAGGTGTTGTTGTAAACAAAATACATTTTTTCCTTGGCAGGAACAATCAAGCTAGTTGTGGCATACGTCAACGCGCCTGTCATCTCAATGAACATGTTTCGCGCTACACCCGAAGCACCGTTGGGGATTGTGATCGTGGTAGTCGCCGCCGAGCCGTCTGTAATAGCTTGAGTTACATACCCGCCGATTGCTTCTTCCAGCAGAGTGCCGAGGTTAGTATTGGTTGTAGCACCCCATGTACCGGACTGATCGCCCGTCCCTATGAGTTCGAGACCAAGATTCGTTGAATAAGTGCTAGCCATTTATCTGCCTCCTACGCGGCAATCTGAATCCAGTTGGGGGTCTGAGATGGAGAGGTGGGGGTCCAAGCAGGGCTTCCACTTGGGACCACTTGTGTCCAACTAGGCGTTTGATTAGGAACGACATTCCCCCAAACGAGAACTTGCCCACCATACCCTATTGCGGAAACCCCCGCAAGACTGACATTTGCATCTGCTATGATGGTGACTGAGCCAGCACTACCTGTCGCAGATAGACCCGTTACATCAATCAAGTTGACCGAGGTAATGTCTACCTGTCCTGCCGAACCCGACCCAGACACACCCGTTACAGAAACATTTGGACTCTGGATGAAGTCAACTGTTCCAATGTATCCAGTGGCTTCGATACCGGTCGGACTGACATTTGCATCCGCAGTAACAGTAGTAGAGCCCACACTTCCCGTAGAAGTAAGGCCCGTTGGACTGACATTAGCATCCGCAGTAACCGTGGCAGAAGACGCAACATCCCCAGTAGCAGAAACCCCTGTTGGACTGATATTGGGGCTCAGTATAAAATCAACTGTCCCAATACCACCTGTTGCCTCAACCCCCGTTGGGCTAACATTGGCATCTGCCGTGACCGTAGCAGAGCCCACACTTCCAGTGGAAGAAAGGCCGGTTGGGCTAACATTGGCATCTGCCGTAACTGTGGCGGAGGATGCCACATCCCCCGTAGCTGATACTCCCGTCAGATTGATGCTGACATCAACTACCGCTACAACGGAGCCCACACTTGCTGTTGCCTCAACGCCAGTTGGACTGACGTTAGCATCTGCAACAATAGTAGCTGACGAAGCTACATCACCGGTAGCCAGACCGATAGCAATCGCATCCGTGCCAAATGCGCCCAGTCCCCAACCTTGGGACCGGTCCCATCCTTCAAAGGCTACGATTGCATCGGTCATTGGTCATTACGCAATACGAATGATAGCGTTGGAAGCGTCGGCGGTGGGGAATACAACCGTGAATGTACCAGCTGAAGCGGTCTTATCCGCACCGAAGTCCAGCACAACAACAGCCTTGTTGCTCTGAGTCGAGTTGTAAATCAACGCGCCACGAGCCGTAAAAGAAGCCGTAGACCACGAGCTGTCAGCAAAATCTGCCCAAGCCGTTGTGCCACTGGAAGAAGTGGTTGGACTTGTCAGCGTATTACCGCCAGCCGTGTAAGCTGTGCCCGTCGTATTGGTTGTTTCGTTGGTCGAGGAGTATACCGTCGTTGAGGCATCAAGAGTTGCCGAGGAGGTATACAAAGCGATTTTGAAAGTATCTGCGCCCGTCCCTGCACGAACGACAGAAGTGTTGAAAGCGTGGATGCCGCTCAACAGCTGCAACTTGAAGGAAGTTGCCATGAAATTGCCAGTGAATGCCATTATGGCCTCCTCAAAAGTTCAGCTAAATAAGGATGACCAGCTTCTGTTACCAGATGGCTGACCGTGGTCCTGTCACAGGATATAGCACGTTTTATGTGATCAAGCACTACTTGTTCCACTAAATCCTTAAAGGCTACGGCCTGTTCACGGATTGCAGGGTGCGCTGTTTCGGAAACAGAGACAATGCGATCAGCGGCCCGCTTTGCCCAGAACTCCGGTGGGTGACCACCATTTGAAGAGGTTTCAACATCAACTCTGAAACCACCGACCGTACCTTGACTACCAACCATTCTATGTTGCCTTTGTTTTAACTAACCCATCCCGATAAGCATCCTCATCTTCGAGACCCTCACCGTAGTTCTTCAAGCGAGCTAATGCTTCCGCGAACCGTTGATTATATAAGTTCAACAAATCCTGCTCGCCCTTCATATAGGTATAAGCCTCAAATAATGTTCCGTAAAGAAGGGCTTGTTCTGCATTGTCCCCCAGCCAAGATGTACCTGTATCTACAATTGAGGCGGGCTGATAGAAATAATGCAGCTCCACAGGGTAAGCACCAGCAGGAACCGGGGCTAAAAGGAACGTACTTTTATCATACAAAGCATAATACTTTGGGGTTCCTGTAGCACCAGAAGGATTATACTCTTGGAGGAACTCAACGTCCTTGTTCAATAGGAAAGAAGTTTCCCCGCTGACAGTCACGCTTAACGAATAGGATGCCAAAAAATCTGCGGGCAAACCAAGGTACTTGTTGCTGGCAGTCGTTGTACCGGAGACATTATAACGAAAATCGACTAACTGAACGGAAAACAGAATCCGTTCTTCGCAGTTGCGAATAAAGGTGGGGATGTAAGAGTTAAAGGTTGTTTCATCGTATTCGGTGAAATCCTTTACCGCTTGTACCAGCGTCGTGTATGTCCATGCCATTATGTGATACTCACCGTAACGATACCAATCTGCATAACACCCTGTGTGCTGATGTTCTGAAGATAAGGAAAAATGTCTTGACCCACCGGAACGTCCATTGGTTCAACCCGGCTTGGGCGCGGCTCAAACAAAGCTTGTGGCTCGGTGGGTGGGAAGATAGGCTGGATCTGCGGATGCTTTGGTTCCCAGCATTCGACGCAAGTCCGCAACCCATTCCACTCTTTCTTTAAAGAGTTGTTACGGTACTGGAGACCACAGCGGTCACATAGCGCAATTGCATAGTTGCCTCCTGCGTATTTGCCCATATTACACTACCCTATACCAGTTCCTCACCGGAGTAAGTTGCAGTGAAGCGCGGTCACGGTCCTCACTCTTGGCTCTGTCAAACTCTTCCTCGTATACAGCCTTCAAGAGCTGCACACGATCCGGGGCTTTCTTCATAGCGATATAATAAGCAAGACCAGCCACAAGACAGGGATAGAAGCGGAAAGGGATGTCGAGTGTGTTTGCGCCGCTTCCAGCATCATCCATACGGACGAGCTTATCAACAATAAGGTAATAATCCTGATTGGGCCGAGGCCATATAATAAGCTGAGGAGTGATCTGACGGTTGACATAAAACTGAAGGGGTCGCCCAACTGAGAGTTTGTTCGGAATGCTGAGGTAATAATCGCGGCTGATTCGGTCAACGGTTAGGTCCTGCTGGTTTTGAGAGGCAGCAGTGTTAACAAACCGACAGGCCATTGAGATGATATCAATGGTGGAAGTGGGAAGTTCGTAAGTCAGACCATCCGAATTGACCCCACCATTAGCAGACACCGTAATCGAATCACGAGCAATCGTCCATTGGTTCAACCCACGGTTTGCCCACTCTGCCAGCAAGAGGTTCAAGCTTCGGCGAGCCGTGCGCTGATCATAGCCCGTACGGACCTCGATACCACACCGCTCAAAAGCTTCCTCGATGTATTCACCTAGATCGAGGTTGAACGTCTTCGTGCCGGAAGTTGCCATCTTAGCTTACCTGGCAGCTTTTCGACCGACCTACGCCAGCCCCCTTAGGAGTTACCATGCCGCCGCCAGCCTTGCAAACGGAGCCCCCATGATTGAGAGCAACGCCCATGCCACGAGTTGCAATGCCGCCGCCGCG